TTATTTCAAATACGTTTTTGCAACATAATATGTAGCGCTGCCGTATTTGACTTTAGACATAGTATATTTCTTGCCTTTAATTTTCTTAGTGCCGGCGGAAGCGGTTACAAGTTCAACCTTTGTATTGTTAGGAATAAGCGTGTGAGCTTCTTTGTCGCCGAGTGCCTTATAAGCATTCAAGCCGCCGTTTGCCTTGACCGTCTTGTAAACCTTAGCTTCTTTAAGATTTTTTTGATTTTTCGGTCGGAGAATACCATTTACGGTTGATGAATTATAAGCTTTCTCTCTGAGGGTCATTTTATCGCCGTTGTCAGTAGCGTTTTGGTCGTAATACTTAACCTTGCCGTTCTTAGTAGGCTCGGCAATAACAAAAATATGGCCGTATGTACCTGATGTTCTGATTCCGATATCACCCTTTTTGAGTTCGCCGTTTTTGTATGTAGGTGTAATAAAAACAAAATTCTTTTTGAGCCACGCAGATGATTTACGATTAGTCCACCAATATTTTGCATTGCCCCAAAAGCCTTTATCAAGTCCAAGGCATTCGTGGATATAGCAGTCAATTAAATCCACGCACTGCACACCGTAAACACCGTCATAGTTTGTTTTCTTGCCGAGGAATTTTTTTACCCAAGCAGAAAACTTCATACCGTTTGAGCCGCCTTTCTGCTCAATGTTCATAACAGCGGACAAGCCTGCTGCTACCGCCGAGGCAAGAACGCCGAGAAGTGCCGCCTTAAGTGCGGACTTATCCTGTGTAAAATCGACCGTCGGCAAAGCGACTACAAGAAAAGCGATAAGTGCCTGAATGAATGTTTTTGCAACTCTGATGAGTGCTTCTTTAGTTAATGTGTAATTTTTCATAATTTTTTACTCCTTTTTATTTTAATCTATCTTCAAGGTCCTTAATTCTATGGTCGGCAACGCTAACCTTATTTTCAAGCACAGGTACTCTTTGTGCAAAGTTGTTGTGTTGTCGAACCTCTCTTGTAAGTTCCTCGATTTTTGTATCTGTAACTGCTTGATTTTTTTCAAGCTCTTTTTGCATTTTTCGGCTGTTACCGATATTTGTAACGATAACTCCGAGAAAAGCTGAGCCGCCTGTGATTAATGCGACTAATACTTCATTTGTCATATCATCACCTCTTTGTCTTATGCAAGTTTCCAATTCTTGGAGGCTATAGCACTTTTCTGTTCGTCTGTCAATTTTGACTTAACATCTGTGTGTAATGTTAATGTTCGTTTGCTTGTAACCGTTGCCAAGCCGTCTATGATTGACCGCACTGATTCGGCAAGAGCAAAGGCTCTATCCCCCGCATTTTTCGTTGATTTTATCTGCGAGGGCGTCGAGTTTTAATTTGTGAAAATATACTACTCATTCTGTGCCATCCAACTCTCTGATTTTTGCACGGAGTTTTTCCGTGTAGGCTATCTGCTCTTGATATTCTTCTACAGTTGCAACTCCCATAGCAATTTTCACGCCTATGTAATCATAGCTTGCAAGCTCCTGCTTTAGTGCTTGAATTTCAGCCTGTGGGTCAGGTGTAAAGATTTCATCTTCGACATCAAGATATTCACCATTAATTAATGCTCTACTCATTTGCTGCCACTCTCCTTTTCGCCCATATGCGTATTCTCGTTCCGGGATTAATCACTATAGTGTCGGCGTCAAGATAAATCCCGATTGTATCATCAACCGCTTGAAAAGCCTGCAACGCTCCGTATCTAATTGCTTTTTGGCTGTTCGCCGTTCCCACATAACTATAGTTCACAATTACATCTTCGTTCACTTTCTGTGCGTGAATAACAGCAAGTTTGTGTGCTGACGTCAATTTTTCAACATATATATTATTTACGCCCCAAAGTATTGAGCGTAGAGCACCGCTTGATGAAGAATGGCTCACCTGTATAAAATTATCGTTGGCAATTTCTATATGCACTTCAACTGCGTTTTTTATTTCATATTTGATTTTGTTTACTTCCTCTTGCACCGTAGTATCTACTGCCAACTCCCACTTTTCGGATGAGCCTTGTTCTCCCTTTTCTCCTTTCGGACCGGGAACGCCTTGCGGTCCTTGTATTCCTGTGTCGCCTTTTGGTCCTTGTTCACCCTGCGGTCCTGTGTCACCTTTTGGTCCTTGTTCGCCTTGCGGTCCTTGTATTCCTGTGTCACCCTTTGGTCCTTGTTCGCCCTGCGGTCCTGTGTCACCTTTTGGTCCTTGTTCACCCTGCGGTCCCTTGTCGCCTTTTTCACCTTTAAGTTCGCCGTTCGCAAGCTTTGTTTCAAGCATTTTTGATATATCATTAGCTCGCTTAGTAGCCTCTTGTGATTTAACCGTTTCACTCGCAAGCGCCGAATAATCAGACGTTGAGGTTATCCTATTTTCGTCACTTAGCACGTCATACACCTCTATATTAAATCTCGGTGTAGTTAAAAGTTGAGCGCCTGCTGCATTTGAATCGTATATCCTCAATTCACACTCAACAGTACCTGCTGCCGTAATAAGCTGCTTTTCGACGTCAACAATAGCCATTCCGTTTTCAATAGAGCAATCCTTATATATCACATTACCGTCAGTCTTTTTGCCATATATTGTAGCAATCATATCACCGCCAAGTATAAAAGCTTTTCCGCCGTCGGTAAGGGATATAACTATCCTTCTTGAATTAACATCATTTTGTTTAACGTCTATGCTCCATTGTGCGCCGTTTTTCTGCAAATCAAGAGATTTTCGATAAACTTGTTTTTCCATATAATCACCTCTTGAAATAATTATACAAAAAGAACGAGGGTGTTTGTCACACCCTCGCCGTTAATTATTTGAGATAATGTTCGTCTGCATATTGCTTTGCAGCTCTTCTATCTCCATATAATCCTGTTTTAACCATAATTGTTAAAACATCCGCTTTTTTGTCAGCATTTCCGTTTTTATACCGCAACTCTAAAATTCCGTCTATCGATTTTCGAGTGTAATTTGCACTTTGCTTTACACTTTTTCCACTATCAACATAAGAATTAACTTTTTCATTAATATATGACCGAATTTGTTGAGTGTTATTAGCATTCAAAACATTTGTTGTTTTTCTTTTTCCGTACTTTGCTTTTTTGATTTTTTGTTGAAGCTTTTCTTCAGCTTCATCTTTGCTGCTTCCGTTTGCAATATATACATTTTTTATATTTTCGCAAACTTTATTCAAAGTATTATTATCACCGCTTTCTATTGCTGCACTCAAATCATCCTCATTAAACAATTGACTTTCATTTTGGCTGTCACTATCTGTTACAACTATTTTCTTTATAGCTGATTCAACCGTCGACTTATCCATTCCGCTTGCAATAAGTTCTTTGAGCTTTTGATTATATGTATCATCGTCCTTATCGTCCAATGCTTCTTTAGCCGATTTCATTGTTGAATAATAGCTTTTTATTGCCTTAATAACAGTTGTATATTCATAATTATTTTCCAACTCATCAGCGACATCAATCATTGCTTTTATATTGTTATCAGAATAATCTATTCCTGCTTGAGCAATTTCCTTTTTTCCTTTAACAAGAGCAGATTTAATTGAATTTTGAGCACTATCTTCGGCTTCCTCTTTACTCTTTCCATTTGAAATGTCAACCTGTTTGTTTTTTTCCACCATTTCTTTCAATGTACTTAAGTCATTTTTATAAATCGCAGTTGCAAGGTCATTATTTGTAAAGAACTTACTGTCTTTACTGTCCTGCTTCTCATCAATCTCGACCGTATCAATTGCTTTTTCAACAGTTTCCTTATCCGTTCCGCTTGATATAAGCGTTTCAAGCGATTGTTTATATTTTTTGTCGTCGCTGTCTGCCTTATATCCTGCTGCCTTTTGAATTTCGGAAGAATAGGCTTTAATTGCTTTGTAGGCAAGCTCGTAATCAAAGCCGTCGCTTTCAAGCTCTTTAGCGGTATTAATTGCCGTGCCAATATCTCCGTCAAGATATGCAAGGCCTGCTGCAGCAACTCGCTCGTCATTTTCTATCAATCCCTTCTTGATATAATTATCGGGATTAGAAACATTATCGGCAATGCGCTTATACATGTCCTTGTTGCCGTCCTTAATTGCCTCATATATCATTTGTTGCTTGTCCTTTTCGGGAAATAGGTCAAGGCCGAATACGGCAAGCACATCATCAGTAACCAATGATTCTTTGATACCGTCCATTGTAGCTGATTTAAGGGCTGATTTATTTACCCCAAGACCAATCGTCAGTCCCTTATGTACCATATTATAAACGCTTCGAACATCTCTCATGACATTTTCAATAGGCCACCCAATAAATGCGCCAAGCGCACCCGCAATATTCTGTACCTTTTTCCATGGTGTCAAGTTGTCACTCCAAAGATTTTTTACCGCACTAACCAAATCGCCCACACTGTCCATGTCGGCTCTTGTAACATCATAGCCTTTAAAAATATTTGCAACATCCTTAACGAACGCAATCTGATTTACCGGGTTAGCATTGTCAATAAAGTTAGGAATAAGTTCTGCCAAATATGCTTCAAGATAGGTCTTGTCGTCATCATCATTACGTGCGGCGGTTACAATTGATTGAAGAAGAGCGTTTATAACACTTGCAATAACGAGTGAAGCAACAATTCTCGTAGCTTTTCCCTTGCTAAACTTTCCACGCTTTGCCTGAACGGTTGCATTGAAAAGCATGTTAAGGGAAGTCGTAGGCTCTGCCATAAATGCAGTCGCCATTTTAACGGCTCCGTTTTTACTTCTCATTAAAGCCGAACGTGAAAATACAGAATCATATACCTGTGTTTTTGTTATAACCTCAGTAAATCGTTCGCCTGCCTTTTGCAAACTTTCCTCTGTTGATAAATTAGGATATTTGTCCTTTGCTTCCGCCTTGCAGGCATTCCAAATGTGAGACCAGGTTATTTCATCAGCCTTGGAAGCCGTATATCCAAATACCTCGTCACGAAACGCTCCGTCCTTAAAAAATGCAGGAACTTTTTCCAAGCCCTTATAATCAACATTGTTAAGATAATCAACCGTACTTTGGGCCATATTGGTATCAAAATATCCCATTTCCTTAATGATAGCAACAGGGGCATATTTCTTTATTTCGTCATAACTGCGCTTCGTAAATGTGGTTTTTGCGAAATATTTGGTATCAATGATTGATAACGCTCTGCCTATTGCCGACGGTTGCTGAATTGCAACGGAAGCGGAAGCAAAAACAGCATTTTTCTTGAACAATCCTACAAGTTTATCTGAAATATCTGTACCGGGTTCACGGACCACTCCGCCATTTATATTTTCTATCAATTTTGATATATACGATATTGCTTCATTTCCATATTTATTTTCAATTTTTTCTTTAATTGAAGTTAAATTATCTGAATCGTCAATGTCGGAATAGTTATATACTTTATCAAAATTTTCAAGCGGCAAGGTAAACGCATGGTATTTTGCCATTTCATCAACATGACCTGCCCAAACACTATCAAAACCATTAAGAATAAGAGCCTGCTTTGCTCCTTCCACCGTTGCGTTTGTCATTCCTGAATTTTTGATTTTTTTAGTGCCTTTAACCTCTGTACTCTTTTCTTTAACCGAATCGCCGTCAACTTTCATAGGGAAGTAATTTTCCTCTTTAAACAGTTCAACATCATAAAGCTGCCGTGTAACTTCGTTACCCTTTTCTGCCATATCGGTCGAAAGATATTTAACCATATCTCTAACGTATGCTTTTTGTTCTTCAGTAAGCAAATCGGTCAAGTATTTCAAATCCTGCTTGCTTAATTTATGCGTTGAGTATTCATTGCTTTTCTTTTTGTTTTTCGTGTCAGCAAATTTAATGCCGCCGTGCAAAATATGATTTTTTGCTTGTTCTCTTCGACTGAAAGCGTATAGCGACATTAAGTCTTGTAAATCGAATTTTAGTTTTTCACCTAACAAAGATTTATACTCTGTTATTTTATCAAAATTCCAACTCTTCCAATTATACTTTTCTCGAATATCATTAGCAAAATTTTTACTGTCGCTGATAGTAACCGCCCATGTGTCCTCACCTTTTCTGACATCACGGTAAAGTTTAAGCAGCTCATCACTGCCAAGATATTCAAAAAAGTATTCCGGTTTCATTGAATTATATCCAAGCGAGCGTAAATATCTGTTATTAATTTGCTTTACAGATATACTTTCGATTTCTTCCTTGACCTTAGATACAGATTTTTCTATTGTTTTGTTTCTTTCATAGCCAAAAAGCTTGTTAGCTTTTCCTATGGTAGTAAGTGTCATTGATATAATATCATCAAGCTTTGAAAGTTCTGTAGAATTTAACATTGCCACAGTTTTATTTCCGATAGAATTTTCCAAAGCCGCTAAATCTTTCATCAACCACTCGTTATACAAATTGGTAATATAGTGATATGTATCGGTTTTATCTGCACTTAGTCGAGTAAAACTATCATTAAGATTTTTGACTTTGTCAAGAATTTTATCATCAAATTTTGTATCCGTGGTTACTGTGTAGCATAAATCTCTTACACTCTCAACCATATTATTAGGAATATGCTTTGTTTTAGTTTGCTTAGCAAGCGAAGCAAGTCGTAACAAATTGCGTTTAATCCTTTTCCTATATTCAGCCTTAAGCTTCTCTTCTTTAAAGTTTTTTCTGAATTCTGCTTTATATTGAATAGTATCTCTATATAAATCAGACCTGTATTGCTGATTTTTGTGAACTTGTTCTTTGCGAAATTCAGAAAATTCCTTTTTATGCTTTGCTTTTTCGTCAGCGAGCAGCTTTTGATAGTTGCTTATTTGCTGAGCATATTTCGACCTTGCTTTTAAAAAGCGCTTTTCGTTTTTATCCGCCTTGGTCTCATAAAGATTAGTCTTGAAATAATAAGAAAGAATATCATTAGCAAGGCTTTCGAGATATTCTTCCTTGCTGTAGCCGTAAACGTTTTCAATAACTTTATTTTTATAAGTATTAACCATATCAAGAAGCGCAATCGGCAAATCCTGCGAATTGTCACTCGGCATTAATCCGCCGAATAATTCTTCCATTTCATTAGCCAAATCGTCAAGCAGTATACCATTTTCGGTAATGTTAATCTTTCCTCTTGCCGCATTTTTATACTTGCCGTAAGAGCCGAAATAATACGAAACCTCTTCCTTTTGCTTATCGGAAAGCTTAATCTCTGTGTTTTTCAAATAATCAAGCATTTCCTGTTCTTCCTGCGTAGGCTGATACTTAAGCTGCTTTTCGTTTTCAACAAGCTTTTGTGCAAGGTCGTATGCAGCATTAAAGAATTGCTGAGAAGTGTCGAGCGTGTGCCAGCTTTTCATTTCCTTTTCCACGTCAGCGCCTGTCATACGTGTAGGTGTAAGCTTAATGATTTTTCTTGCCGCTTTTAATAGCGATTTTGTGCTTACCTCTCTGCCGTTAGTAAGCTCAAATTGGTGTTTTAAGACCTCATTGATTTCCTTAAGGTGCTTGTTTTCACGCTTAAGCTCTGCATACTCGGCATAGTCTACATCACGAGAAAGTCTAATATCTTCATTTTCTGTTGGAGTAAGATTATCGGCGAGCTTAATTTGATTAGAATTAAATACTATGTATTCTTCATCACCGTTATTCACACCGTCATAGCCGAGATTTTCAAGATATTCTCTTGCTTTAACGCCGGTATTATTCTGCCCTTGAAATTTGCGCAGCGCTTTATACCCCATTTGCTCGCTTGCCGGGTTGGTAATGTTGATATAATAAGCATTAACATTTTCGCCGTAACCTTTAGCGTCAAGCTCCCAAGGGCTGAAAAACATTCCCTGAATATCCATATTTGCCCTGCCCTTTGTTTTATCGAAAACAGTAAAGCTTTCAGACGTTCCGTGATACACCTTTAACAAATTGCCGTCCTCGTCACGCACCTTTGAATTTTTGAAATACTCCGCCTGCTGCTGTGTAAGCTTATTCCCGTCGCTGTCAACGTCAAGTGAAAATTTTGTATCGGTACCCGGAATATCAACGTTTTCCACTTTTGTATATTTCTTTAAGTATTTATCATAATTAATATAATCATCACCAATTTTATAAATTGGTTTACCCAAAGAATTTTTGCCATAAGAATTATCAAATGCAGTCAAAAACTCTTTACCGTCATACTGCACCGTTTTTGTTTGCAAAGTAAATTCTTCCCACCTTGCTTCACCATAACGCTTATATCCTTTTCGTGCTTTGCCGTCAAGATACCAATCGCAGCTTGATATTCCCTCACCCCAATGGTCGCTTCCTCTGACAACTCCGTTTTCATTGTACCAATATTCACTTGAAATCTTACGTTTGCCGGTCTTATCGAAATAATAGCTCACATAATCCGGCTTGCCCTTTGGTCTTTTTGAAATTTCTTTGAAATCTGCCAAAGTATTAACATAAAAATTATTTTCATTTGCAATTCCGCTCTGATACCGTTGATAAAGTTCCTTTGCTTTTGAAAAAAGTTCATAACCGTTGTATTGATATAATTGAGCGTTTCTTAAATCGTTTGAGAATCTGTCAACGTCAAGTGAAAATTTTGTTTCATTATTATTGACATTTGAAGCATTATTTGCTATATTATCTGTGCGAGACAGTTCGTTGCTATTTAAACCTCTGGATATTTTATCCTTTGTGTTCAGTGCGACTGTCTCGTTTTTATTTTGCAAAGTCATATTATGAATATAAAACTTATTTTCAACAGGAGTTTTTCTTATTTTTATTTCAACATTATAATTTTCACCGTCAACTATTGCCGGATGACTTAAAACTAAAAATGAGCTACCCTCTTTTGAGTAGTAGTTTTTTTCATTTTCATTAACCACCTCTGCATATCTAATCATATCTGGTAAATTATCAATAACGGCAATTTTTGCAGTTTTAATTTTTCTCGGCAAAGAAAAATATCTTTTACCTGATGATAAAGTTTCCCTAATTCCGTCTTTTGTTATTGCAACTACAATATCCGTATCGGCATTTACAACTATATTTTTGTTATTTTGATTAAAGAAGTTTTCATTATTAAGTGCTGTTAAAACTTTCTTTTGAATATATACAAAATCATTAAGGGTTCTTGCTGTATTTGGTATACCATACTTTTCTAATTTCTCGTTAGAATTAATATCAACATCAGCAAATTTACCGAGAGTTACAGAATTTTTAGTGTTTTCCTCAACCTCGGTACCGTTATAAAGATTATTGCTTGCATTATCAAGCATATTGAGAAACTGCTTGCGGATATGGTCGGCTCTCTTTTGTTCCATTTCCATAGCGTTCCTTGCAGCCGTCTGCAAATTAGAAGTAGCAATCACACTTTTAATTTTCTCAATAACAGACTTAAGGAAATCTGCGATTGTTTCAATAATGCTTTTCTTTTCAGCTTCGGTTTTGTTGTCACTAAGCCACTTTGCAAACTGCTCAACGCCCTCATCCGTAGAGAAAAGACCCGATACAGCGTCGTTGGTAAGCTCGTCTATTGCCTCGGCTCTTGTCTTTGACCCCTCAGCCTTAGTATATGTATCGATATAAGCGTCAACAAGGGCATTAAAATTATCTGCACCCTTGTAGCTGACATACCAATCACGAATAGCAGATTGCACGTTTTTGTATTCCTGCTCATTATAAGCAAGCCCAAACTCGCCAAGCTCGTGAATAAGTGCATTATACTCACCGCTGCCGTCTGCATTAATGATAATTTTAGCAAGCGACGGAATAAACTGACCGTTTCCGCCCTGTCTGCCGTCGGAGTGTCTTTCAATATCCACTCTTGTTTTCCTTGCAACCTCGGTAAAGACATCATCAATCGTACTGTCGCTGTCAGAAATATTCTTGTATTCACCTTCAATATGCCTTGTGGCTTTTGTAGGTGATTTTTTATTTTTTCTCTGCTCCTCGATATAAGCGTCATAGCTTTTAGCGTCTGTTTGTCCCGAACGGTAAATATTAATCGCCTTATCGCCGAGGAATTTAACGGCAGGATAAAAAGCCGGGTTTCTCATAACGAATTCATTAAACGGCACATCAGGCTTTGCAACGCCCAAATCATAAAGCATTTTGGCCTGAGATACATACGTATTCACACTTGCGCCCTTTAAATTATTCGGGTCAAAATTGACATAAACGGCATTTGCCCCGGAGTTACCGAAGTTTTTATTTATAATTTCATTTGTAAGGACCTGCTGCGTTTGATTTTCGAACGAAATATTGTTGTAATCTATATCGCCGGCTGAGGTTTTAACTTTGAAATTACTGCGGTCGGCGCTGACCTCGAATGGGTGCTTGCCATAGATTTTTACCGCCGCTTGATTTCCGTCTGCCGTAATAGCAACAGCATTAACATTATATTTAGGATTGCCACTCTGTTGTTCTGCTGTGAACGTTTCTGCAGGCTTTTGCGTATAATCCAATACGTTTGGTGCTTTTTCCTCTAAAACAGCATTTTGAGCGTTCTCTGCCCTTTGCTGATATTTGCCGTAGCCGCCATAAGTAAAGCTATAATCTGTATAGCCGTTCTTAAGCTTAGCCGACAAAGCTTCAAGTGAATCGTTGCTGATATCTTTTTCGGTAAAGTTTGAGCCAAACTGTTCATTAATGGCGTTAATAGCTTTTTCACTATCCTTAATCGCCTTGACATCATATCGGCTCAATTCAAAGCCATTAACCATTTTGCTTATGGCCTTATTTATTCTGTCCTCGTTTTTTTCGCCCTCAATTGCCGTGGCAATGTTTTCCTTGAAGCCCTCTTTCACTATCTCTGTTTGAAGCTGTCCGAGCCTTTTTTCATTAATCTTACTGTAATCAGCTTCATCATAAATAGAAGCGCCGGCAAGTACATCACCGTTTGCTTGACTTGTCTTAACCTTTGCCTGCAATTCCTCGGCATACTTATATGCCTTGCTGTTTTTATTCTTTGAAAGCCCTTCGTCTATAATCGCCTGAATATCGCTGTTGCTTTGCGCTTTTGCTTCTGCGCCGAGCTTTTTATTATCGATATTATTTTGTACGCTTTCAATAATGTTGTTCGGCGCAATTTCACTACCTGACATAATAGCACCGGCAAAGCCTGCCTGCAAGGCGGCGAAGATATCCTCGGCAAGCATAGACTTAACAACCTCTTTGTCTGCCTCTTGTTCACTCAAACCTTGTTCAAGATAGCTTCTTTTAAGTTGCGAAAGCTCGCTTAATTGTCCCTGCGTAATTTGGTCGTACGTTCTGTCAACAACATTACCGATAATTTCTTCTGTGCCCTCATTAAGTCCGCTTACAAGAATTTTGCCGAACGTGCTGCTGCCTTTTACGTCCGCCCATTCAAGCGGAGCGCCAACCATTTCCGTAAGGAAGTTAATTAATGCGCCTTTCACGCTGCTTTTAATCGTTTCACCTGAAGAACTTCCGCTTGCAAGCTGTGAAGACATATCATCACCCATAGCCGCCGTACTGAATACGCCGTTAATAAGAGCTTGTTTTGCCTTTTCTGCCTTACCCGAAGCGGTAATACCGCCTGTTATTCCACCGCCAAAAAGTAATGAATTGTAAACATTCTCTGCCATTTGGTCTATGTTATCATATAGCGCCGCATTAACATTACCCATATTGTTGCCGAGAATTTCAATTTCGTTATTCTTATTGACGCTTATAGGGCCTATTTTCTTTCCGGCGAGATTGATAAGTCCGTCATTTGCCGCCTTATCTTCAAGTCCTTTTCGTGTGCCGTACGCCGCATTCGTTATAAAGTCAGCCGTGCCGTTAATACTGCTTTTACCGTTCACCGCCATATCAATGGTATTTGCTATATTCGCCTGCGCTCTTAAAGGGGAAGTAAGCGTTCTTGCCGCCTGCATTATAACCGGGTGCTCTTGCGCCGCTTTTTCAGCGCCTTTTATAACCTTTGCCTGCTGCTCATTGTTTTTATTAGCAATATAATAATCAATCAAGTCCTCTGCCTTGATATCCTTATATCCTTTCTTGTTAATAAGATTTTGAAGTTCTTTGAGTGAATCATTATATTTTTTGCTATAGTCAACGTCATTTTTGCCCTTTGAGCCTACACCCATAGCATTAAGCATAGCACTGCTCATATCATCAGCGCCCGAAGTCTTGCTTTTCTCGGCAATTGCATTTCTATATCTGTATGCCTGCTCTGTTTTTTTTGATATTTCATTATCTTTGCTTAAAGCGTTCTTGTTTTTAGCTGCCGTTTCTTCTCTTGCTTTTTGCTTAATGTCAGCGTCGTATGCCTGTTGCTCATAAGCCTCTTGCTTAGATTTATTATAAATCTGCTTGACTTCATTTTTTCGCTCAGCGTCATACGGATTTCCGTACAAAGTCTCGCCGACTTTGCCTATTTCACTCATAAGTAAATTTTTCTTTTGCTTACTGCCGTTTAATGTCTCATACTCTTCCTTAAGCTTATCGTATGCGCTCTGCTTTTTTTCTTTTTCCTTTTGAGCAGATTTATAATTTTTTCTTGCCTCGGAAGCGGAAACGCTGTCAAGAGGATTAATCATATTTAATACAGCCTTAAGCTGGCTTTTTCTCTCGTCATTAATTCCTTTCTTTTGCTCGTTTTTATAGGCTTTAGTGTTTTTAATATAATCATCATAATAAAGCTTATACGTATTTGCAGATACATTGCTACGATTCTTCTTTGCACCCTCATACATAGAACGAGAGTATTCGTATGCGTCCTTTTTCTGCTTTTCTTCATCACGCTTTTTAGCTTTTTTTCTTAATTTTTCATAATCAACAGCCATTGTTTTCTCCTTACATAAGATTATAGTGGTCTAAAAGCCACGCCTCTTGTTTATCGTTTATTACCTTTTTATCCTTTAATGATTTAATTGCATTTACTCTGCCATAGTCAGTTGAATTACTGCCTATTTGTTGTAACATACCATTAGGAATTTTAAGCTTTTCTTGTTTTTGCTTTGCCTTTGAATCTAAATCTTTTGGAATTGAAGCAGTATCTTTGCTATATTCCGATTTATCATTAGCAGTATACGAATAACTTGAACTTCCGCTTGACCGCCTGCCGCCTGAGCCACCGCTGCTCTTAGGTGGAGTATATTTGTATTGCTTGTAAATAGCGTCTGCCTGATACTGAGTAATGTTACCTTTCTTAACCTGGGCTTTTAGATATGCTTTCATTCCCTTGTTATCCTTTTTTTCACGGTATCTGTCCGCTTTGTCGGCAGCGATAGAAACATTAACCTCGTTCATAGACCAATATTCATCTCGCTTATTTTGTTTCGTATCTTCCTTAAGCTGAGCCTTAAATTGTCTGCTGTTTTCTTTAAGGCTGTTATCGTTCCAATAGCGCTCACTGTTTGTTTCTGCGGCTTCATTTGCTGCGTTTTGCTCTTTCCAATATTGGTCAAGCCAAAAGTCTCTGTTATCCGTATATTGATTAATGGCATTAGCGTTCTCCTGATTCGACCTGCCTGCTGCAGCACCGGCGATATCAGCCCAGGCATTGTTGCGGTTTACATTGCTGTTTTCATTATTTTTATATCCCTCAATAGCCGCCTGATATGCCGCCAAATCGTTTTGCTTTTGTGCGTACCATTCTTCCTGGGCTTGCTGATAAAACGCAGGCAAAGCGGCGTCAACATTTGCCTGATACGCATTATCCGTTTGAGCGGCAACCTGCGGTGCGTATGTTGAGCCATATCCTGCCGTTAAATTCTCCGCCGCTTGCTGTGTTGCCGCCGTGGATAAACCGCCAAGCTGCCGATATAGTTCCGCCCACTGCTGATACGCTTTGTCATTTGCTTTGTCATAGGAAAAAGCGCCTTTGCTTGCAACTCTGTTATACATTTCTTGCATTTGCTGTGCGTAATTATTCGGTGCATTATTCGGCTGAGAATACGCCAACTGTTGAGCAGCCTCTCTCTGTCGCTTTTGCTCCTCTGTTTCGGCATAAGGAGTATTATATTGCTCGTATTTGCTTCTTGTGTTGTTTGATATAGCCATAATTACACCTACTTTCCTCGTGATTTTTTCTTAGCAATTGTTTCCATTTTATTATTATGACGTCTTGTTTCGGAAAGCTGTTGGTCTGCCTGGGTTGCTTGCTGATTAAGCGTATTTGTTTTATTAATTTCATTAGCATTGTAATCATTAGCCCAATTAACCTGGCTCTGTGCGTTATTAACTCTTGTCTGCGCTGCATTCCTGTTATCGCTCCACAAGCCGTATTGATTGTTGTAATCATCTTTATACGCCGTATTTAATACGTTATATGCATTATTTGCCGCATTAAGATTGTTATAATAACTGCTTTCCTCTGCCGCCTTTTGGTTGCTTACAAGGTTATATCTGTCTTGTATTTGGTTGTATTCGTTTTGCCAATTAGTAAGAGCATTTGCTCTAAGTTCAATTGCCTTATCGCTCAGTCCGCTCATTGTATTGTTGTATGCCTGCTGCGCTGATTGCTGAGCATAACTGTTGTTATATCCGCCTGTATTTGCAGAAGCTGCCGCAAGCTGATTTTTCATTGCGCCGGCACCTGCCGATAAATACTGTTGCTTATATATTTGGAAAAGTTGGTCTTTTTCCTGATCGTAACTAAAATCGCCGTAATTCATTATTTGATTGAACAAATCATCAACCGTGGTTTGAAGCTTTTGCTGTGAAGCGTCAAAGTTTGCTTTTCCCTGTCCGCTGTAAAGGTCATTCCAAGCATTAAAAGCGTTTTCGGACCTTTCTTTATATCCAGCGCTGTCGTTATAATAAAAATCACCTATCGCTGTAAGCGCATTTTGTGCCGCAGTCAGTTCGTTGTTATATCCTGACGTATCAATCGTTTTTGCCTTATATTTTGGTGTTTTCTTTGACATATATCCTCACCGTCCTATATTTCATATTCCTTTGTCGTTTGGTCGCTGTATTTAACAGTAATCGTATGAGCCGTTGCTACTATATCAACTACATATTTCGCCTCGTTTGCATTACCTCTGTTGCTGTCTATATACCTTTGCAGCTTATTAACAAGCTGCTCGATATAATTCACTACGTAAGGCAAATTGCCTGTTGCGCTCATTTTACTTATAATCGGCAATTTCATAACTCGCCACCTACCTCTAAACATTTTGTAAGAGAGTAAATTTTACATTCGCCCTCGCCCTCAATTTTGAATTTCAAATGGTCGCACCTGCGTGGTCTGATAGGAAATACAAAAGAATTAATGCCACGTCCTATTATTTCTCTGCCGCAGCTTTCCCATTTGCCTGAGCTGTTATATTGAATATAAAATCTTGCCTTTGCACCCTGTGCCAAATACATTCTCAATTGAAAGCGTGAAACATATTTTTGATTTGGATATGAATATCCGTAAACGCCTGTTTCAACACTCCAATTGATTTTATCTTCAAGCACATCATAATCATTATCGGCGTCAACAATCTTCACCTGTTTATCAGTAACGTAATAAAGCGTGTTGCCGTCATTTATAAAGCGTGATATTTTTTCTTCCGTTTCCTTAGTCCACATACCCTTTTTAGTGTCGTAACAGAAAAGCTCATATTCATTTGTTTTGACGTTTTGCATTGACACGTAATATTTATTTCCCCAAGCGCCTGCCACAGCATTCTTGTATTTATCCCTGCCGAGTGCCGAAGAAATAACGGTTGTACTTCCGTCATAAGCAATAATGCCGTAAACGCTCTTGTAATATAAAACATTATCAATAATAGCAAAGCTTCTCTCGCTACCTTCTTCAACACCTTTAAAATTGTTTACTTCCGTATACGAAAACTCACTCGGTGCCGAACCGTACACAATATAAAGCGTATCTTCTTTGAATATAAGAATATTACCGAGATAATTTACAATTCCTGTAAATTTGCCGTCACTTCCGACATTAGCCGTCCAACTGTCGCTGTTAAGCCCTGAAAAGTCATAATAATTAGTATAATCGCCGAGAGCCGAGGCATATATCTCGTGGCCGTCTTTTTGACACAGCCATATTCTGTTGCCGCATAAGCAACCGAATGGCATAACATCAGGAAATTTCTTTTCAATAGTTATATCAAATTTCCTATCGTTATTAGTAAATCCTGTCATCCATTCGTTTTCATTCTTTTCGTAATTAATAAGTGGTGCAGAAAAATCAATGAAATTATTACCCACCTTGTTTATTCTGTAGTTATTAGTTTTCAATTTCCTTGTTGCACTGTCATATTCAAAAAGGCCTTTTTTGAATTTAGTTAAGTCAAGTTGACAATCGTCACTAAACTTAATACTGAACTCGACATTATCGCCCTTACTGAATTTATCGAAGCGAGCCGCCTCATTATAATAAAAGCTTACATAACTTGATATATCGGTCCATAATGTACTGTTGTCATTAAGCTTGACTTTCTTTTGAAGCGTTCCGCTTACTATTCGATAATTGGAATTTGAATCAATGCTGTAAATATTTGCATTAAAAGTGTTTTCGTCACCGTCGCATGTGCATAAAACAGAGGATATTTTATTTTCTTTATTGACAGAAAACGTATCCTTGTATGCAATCTTGCTTACCTTGCCGCTGTCGATATCTATAATCACTCCGTCCGGGACCACAAGTATCTTAGTACCGCACTTAATTAATGCTTTTTTCTCGCCGTAATTTGCACTCTTAAGCGTTTCAATATTCTTAACGTTCTGATTATCCGCTATCAAGGAACCGCTCATTTTAACATTGGTAACAGACGGTGCGTTTTGTTGCTTACACGCCCAATCCAAATTAATTACAGAAGCGTTGATTAAATAAGCATTTTTATTTCTTATAATTTCAATGTTTTCTTTATTCGAAAATAACTCACCCTCTATATCAACCTGACTGTTATCTTTGCTGAGCACGCTTTTTATGTTTGATGAAAATTCGCAAATAAGGTTATAGTTAAATTGCCAGCCCTTTTTCGGCACATCATATCCGTTTGCGTCCTTTTCAATGCCTGATAAATCAACCACATAGCCATATTGCAACGGTGTTGTATTAGCAATAAGTTTACAATTCGGAATGGCGGCCTGTTCGGGCATTTCATGTTTCCACGAAACGCCTTCTTTATAAAAACTTATTGCACGTACTATTTCACTATCATATTTGCTCGGCACATAGCATTTATTTAAAACGTAACAGCTATATTTTCTTTCATCGGAATTATGGATAGCACCGTTTTTATCAGAATAATAAAAAACCTGAAAGCCTTTTTTCTTTGCGAAGTCGCCTTGATATGCTTCGTAATATTCATTGGTAGCCTCTTTAACATAAGGATAAAGCTCCGTTATATCGTCGCAATAAAGCTTTCCTTTTGCTTTTTCCCATTTGCTTAATAACATTTCAGAAAAATTAGTGATTTGGCTTGCTGAAAGATAATAGTCTTGATAGTCGTAAAATTGCATATAAAGCTTAGACTTGCTTACTCTGTTTTTTATATCCAAGCATTTATAATCATCGTCCGTAAAAGCGTGTATCGGATTGTCAACTACCTTTTTAAGCCCGGTCACATAAAAATAATGCTGTGATTCCACATTTGATTCATCATTGTATATGTCAATAATAGTCTGTGCGGCGCTCTTCCAATCGTTGAATATACCTAAATACTGAGCCTTGCCGCAGCATAAAGCCTTTATATTATCTACGTTATCGCCTAAATTAAAAGCGGCGACGTTTTGACTTACATACCACTTTTCGCCGTGTCTATCTGTATATTCTTTTATATACGTGCAATCCTTAAACGTTTCGTTCCAATTAATCTGTTCACCGAAAAAGGCGTCGTTATAATATATTTTTATTGCACTTTCCTTTTTAGATATGAGCATAGGAAACGTCCACGGTGCTCCGTCGTCAGTAGTGGTTATGATTGCACCGAGGCAAATATCATTTGAGGAAATGCTGTCTTTCGTTCGGTATTCATACCAACGTCCGTTTATGTTGCATATCGGCTCACCTCTGCCATAGAAACACCACTTATCCTGAAATTCCTTAAGCAAATTGTTTTGATATGTAATAGTACCTTCAATATCGTTTTTGACAAACGAATATACTGCGTTTTGCGTATCCTTTAAAATCTGCCCTTCAACAGTAACTGTACCGCCCTGCTGCATTGCACAGTTTTGTAATAGAGAAACCTTGCCATTAACAATAGCGGCGTCAAAAGCGCCTCTGCGTGTTTGAATCGTCAAATCATTATTTGATATCGTGTTTTCATAATCACTCGTCACAATACTACGCTTATTTCTTACGCTTGCAACCGGGTAATCATCAAGCGTCATATTTTCCATATCATACCAAGCACCATTTTGTGCTCGTTCGTTATGGTCCAAGCCCTTAAATTCTTCAATATTTTCTTTCGTGACGTTATACGCATTAAGCGACTGCGGTAATTTCATATTTTCACCACCTTATAATCTGTAGCCGTGCACACCTATAGGTCTGTGCGCTCGGTTATATGCAGCATAGAAATTGTCATAATAGCTTTGAAACATTGTCATAGCGTTATTCATTCTGTCAATTTCGCCGTTAGCATAGTGGACACTCTTTTCAAGCCAAAATCTATATAACTCGCTGTATTCGAGCGGCACTATCATTTGTGTATTTATATCTGTATCGGCTGTGTAGCCGTTAAATGCAATTTTGTCAGCGTCCTTATGTGTTTTTATGATATCGTTGTAAATCTGTGCTTCTATCTCGTTTAGCCACCTTATCTTTTCCTCGTCTGAATACTGATTAGGCACTTGATTGTCAAAATAGCTTAATACCTCGCCAATTGTAGTTTTCATATTTCTTTCACCTCAAATAGCAAAGGGCAAGGATTTCTCCCTGCCCTTTAAAATTACAACAAAGAGTTAAAGCGTTACCTCTTTAGTTCCTTCGTTAGCTCTTATATATGAATGCTCAACCTCTCTGAGATTAAGGCTCATTTTAAGTCTGTCGGCATATTTCTTCTTGATTTTGCAAACCTTGCCACGTGGGACGAACATTGCCACACCGTTTACTGCAACATATTCACCCCTTGGGTCGTCATTAGGTCCGAGATACATAGGAATTTTAATGATTTCCATTTCCTCGCCCTCAGGGTTATCCTGTATAAATTCAGGCTTTTCCTGCAAGGCCTCTATGGTCTCATTCTGTTTTTTAAGCTTTTCGGCAAGAATAGCGTCAAGCTCTTCCTGTGTATATGTTTTTGCTGTTGTTCCTTCAACAACTGCGGTTTCTTCAATCGCCGCATTTTCTGCGGCTGCTTTACTTTTTGCCATAATATCCACGCTCCTTTATTAGTTAGCTTCATCATCATTTGCAAACTCTGCCGAAACAGTTTCAATGCTGAGAAGTCGTGTAGGATATAGCACAGCAGAAGCGGTAGAAAACTTAAAGCCTACCGAGCCTCTCTGTTCAAGTGGGTCGCTTGCGCCGCTTGAACCGACCTGCTTAACAATCATCTTAAGGCTTGCGCCGTCAGGCTTAACAACGCCCCAAGCGTCCTTACCGAAAACAAGAGTTGAATATACGCTGTAGCCTACCGGGCAATTATCGGTATACACCTTAGCATTATCGCTTTCGACAAAGCGTACACCGTGAAGCTCACCGATTTCGCCGTTAAAGATTTCTTTTGTTGCAGAATACTTGTGTGCTTCCTTCCAACCGTCGCTATCCCTTAAATCGAAAGAAACAGACGGATGAATAATACCGATATATGAGCCGTTGATTTTAGGCGCCTTATTCTTCTTAAGAATTGCAACAGCCTTATTGATAACTCTCGGTGTAAGCTGACAAGTTTTATCAAGCTTATCACGTGAAGCAACTGCCGTTCCGTCGCTCTTCCTCGGGAAAAGCACATTCTTAACAGCCTCAGTCATAACAGAGTTACGTGTAACAATATCCATTGTCTGTGCCGCAAGGTCACCAAATAACTCTGTAGCATCGCCTATTACATCATCAATGTGTGCAAGCTTAAGTACATCTGTTACGTAAGCATAACGGCCATACTGATGAACTTCCGCTTCAATACTTGTCTGTCCGAGCTTGTCACCTGTAGGTGTAATACCTTCCTGAAGCGGAACAGTTGAAACGGTAAATGTATTCCATTTACGCCACTCAGCCTTTTTACCTCTGTGCTTCGGCAATGGCTGCTGCTTACCAAACTGTGCAAAATATGTTTGACTGCCCACATTTTTAAGCAATGCGGTGTCATAAAAGATTTTCATACCCGGTGACAAATCGCTGTCGCCGGTTGTGTTAAGTACAGCGTCAGCAAAAAGCTGTGCGCTGTATTTCTTTGCGCTGATACTTGCGCTTTTTAATGATTTAATAATATTCATAATGCTCCCTTTCTGCTGAAAGTAAGAGCGAATTACATATTATTTTGACAAATATTTCATAAAATTATTTTCGTCAATTTTTTCGCCCGTACTTGCAGCGTTTAATAATTCTTTGATTTGATTTTGATTTAACTTGTCAAAAGACATTCCGCTGTAATTAGAGGCCTGCTGCTGTGATATTCCGTTTTCAATCGGACGGTTAGCATTAGCCCTCATTGTGTCGGCGATATCCTGTCGGCTTTGATTGTATGCGTAGCCCATAGCAGCGCCCTTAAGCTCTTCTCTGTGAACAAACTCATAAGCGTCCTTAACGCTCATACCTTTGTTAAGCCAATTACGAAATTCATCATTGCTGCTTTCCTGCTCAAAATCGAAATTTGGATAATATTCCTTAAGAGCTTCAGCTTCATTCACCCAAGCATTATATTGATTCTGAAAAGCTGCTCTTTGAGCGTCCTGCTGCTGTCTGATTTCATCTCGCCTGATGATTCTCTCAGCCTGCATAAGTTCCTTAGCCTGCTCAACCGTAACGCCTCTCTCGGTTGCGATTTCTTCATAAATCGAATTGTCGTTGTCGATAGCCGATACAATCGAATCAATATCCGTCGAATCTTTAATTCCGTATTTAGCGGCGAATTTTTCAAGTGCCGGGGTAAGCTTGTTTCTGAAATCTATACCCTCTTGAATTTGCGCATTTGCTTTGCTCATACGCTTGTTAAGCGCCTTATCAAATTTAGCTTGATAATCTTGCTTGTATCTGCCCTTGATTAAATCGTCAAAGCTTTCTTCCTTAGCGTCTTGTGTGCCTGTCGCACCGTCAACATTGGTATCAACCGTACCCTCAGCCGTTGTACCTACTCCGTCAGCTCCTGCAGTAGCCGCACCGTCGGCAAATAACTGAATATGATATTTCTGCATAATAATGCTCCCTGCTGATTAAGTCAGCGAATCTGTAATCTGTGGGTTAAGCCCACGGCTCTTTATTCTCATTATACCTAAGGGCGTTATTTCAATGTCACACCCTCAAAATAACTTTTTTACATTTTTTTCAAACTCTTCCGAAAGCCAGCTAACACCCTGCTTCACTGTTTCAAAAGTGCTTGCAATTTCTTTATAATATCGCTTTTTCGGATAAGCACATATAAGCGCATATCCGTCCTCAACAATAATAAGTGCCGGTATTTTCAGCTTATTTTCGTTTTCTTCAAGCGTTTTTGCAAGTGCAACAATAAGTGTAGAAACACCGGCGCAAGCTATGTCCTTGCCTTTTTCGGCATATCTGCAATGTCCCTCAGCCTTTAATTCAAAGCCGTTTCTTGTCTCACTGTATGTAATCTCAACCATTATTCTTTACTCTCCTATCTCGGCTGTGCCGATTCATTAGCCTTTTGCGCCGCCTGCTCGGCAAGTGAGCCTTTGTCGCCGGTGCTTACGCTTTGCATTCCCTCAGGTTTTGTGCTTTCCATATTTGCGCTTCCGCTTGTTGAAGCCTGCGCTACATCAGGACTGCTGCCCTGCTGCTTTCCTTTCATTCCTGTAAGGTTGCTGTTGTCAATGTTCAAATCGCACATTACCTTAAGCTTTTCGTTTTCCTGCTGCAATTGTTGCAATTGCATTTGTGCCTGCTGTAAAGCGTCAAGCAATGTGCCGTTTTTCTTAATTTGATTTATAACGTCGCTCTTGTGGTCGAAATCCATAATATTAAGGCAAGCAAGTGATTGGTCTGTATTCTGCGGATTGAAAAATCCTGCGCTGTAAAGCTGCAGTGCAAGTTCATTTTGTGCCGCCTTGCTGTACGGTGAAGCCTTTTGCGCCGCCACCTCAATATCAAACTCAGGCAGATATTGCGCCGTATCGCCTTGAAGTGTCTGCCTTTCCTGCAATTTCAAATTGCTGTTATCGTATGTATCAAAATCGTCGGTACCGTCGTCACCTGTTATCCTTACATATCGTGGCAAATCATAAAACTGTCTCATACGCTCAATTATGAGGTAGATTATATTTTCAAAAGCGTCATACGTGCCCTTAATTGCCATTCTGCTTACCTTTGAGCCTGTTTCGATAAGTGCTGATATAGCGCTTGCGGCAGTAACACCGCTTGTTGTGCCGCCTGTTGATACATCACGGTTAGCCGTTGTTTCTTTAATCTCGTTAATCTTGCTGTCACGCTGAGTAAATACTGCGCTGTCAAGTCCTTTAACGTTTATTTCTCTCAAATCATCTTGACCGAGGTTTGTATTTGTTTTAACAAAAGGCTGCGTCCAATCGAGGAACTCTTCCTCGTTTATCTCGCTGTCTTGCCGCTCAAAATAGCGTGGCATTGAGTTCATCAATACATTTTGGAGTATTCCTGCGTCCATTTTGTCAATGTATTCTTGCGGTTGCTTGCCTACGTCAATAAAGCCAAAGCCTGCAATAGTGCCTTGCATAGGAAACATAACATCAAAAACAAAAGGATAATTACCGTCGTCATAATAGCCGTTCGGATATTCGTCAGGCTCATTTTCCGTCGCAAACAGCACAACATTATTAACGAACTTGCAGTAGTGAAGCTTGCCGTCCTTTTTATACCACCAATCAATAACAAGGCTCTTATCGGTCGTATCGATATAGTCTTCGTACAAATACTGCTTTAAATCAACTTCACCGTCGCTTGTTATATTTTCAGCCTCACTCGGATATTGCTTTTTCAGTAGGTCTGTATCAACAAGCTCAACAGTAAATACATTTCGGCTTTTTTGGATATTCGTTATACCGCCCTGCCAAAAGATTGAAAGAATATTTATATTTTGAATTTCAACGTCGCCTATGCCGTCCTTTTTCGGATTCCAACCTACGTATGTTATGCCGGTACCACTCTTGCTTTTTTCGGATATATCTGCAATGTACGTTTTGTAAAATTTATTTCGCTTCAAAATCATAGGAATAACATTCTTAAGTCTTTCCGCTTCAGGAACGTCGCCGCCTGTCCTTGCCCTTATATTTGCTTCGGGATAATTATCTGAGAAGTCGGCAATCTTATTAGTAATTGAATTGAACAGCCACGCTGATGAAGAGGGCGTTTCAATACCGTTAGGATTTTCCCTATCTGCCTTTACTGCGTCCTTTTTCTTTATTTGCTCCCAGTTGTGAATTTTCCACCACTCTTCGTTGTTTACAACTCTGCTTTCAAGCGACTGCTTTTGTTGCTTGTATTTCTGCAGCGTTTCACGTGCTTTGATTATTTCTTCAACACCGATTACCTTTAATCGCTCGCCGCCGCCCTTGCCGCTTTTGTGCACTTCAAGCCCATTTGCCTGATTAAAGCTGTCAGCCTTATTCATAGGCTTGTCTGCCTGCTGCTCGGTTTCTTTCAAAACCTTATTGTTTTTTTCGTCCATAGGATTTTTGTACTTACTCATTTTTCTGCTCCTTAATAAATCTTAATTCCGTAGTTGTTCATACTACTTCTGTATTCGCCACGCTGATTAAGTGGGTCGTCAGCAAGCTCTTTTATAGGCTTACTCTTTATCGGCTTAATCGGCAGCTTGTTACACATATATCTGATTTCATCGGCGATATGATCCTCGCCGTCTGTGTCAAGGTCCTCAACCTTGTGTTCGTCATATTGAAGCGTCGGCAAGGTGCGTATCGTATTTTTACACGTGTTGAATATATACATTCTCGGCTTGCCGTTAGCGGCAAAGGTAAATCTGTAATGCACCTGCTGCCAACCGGCAATTCGATTATTGTCGCCCTTTTGGAAATAAACACCGTTTCTTGCCGCCACGTCATAAATACTGATACCTGTTGTTTTTTGCCATATAGCAGGGTCAGCAATCCCGATTATGTTCTTACCCTTAAGCCACCTATGCGTTGTTTCAATTTCCTTTACTCTTTGAAAAACTTGCTGAGAGTCCCACTGCAAGCCCTCGTTTGCTTCGTTCTTTAAGCAACCATATAATTCCATTATCCTATACAGCACACCGTCATAATCGACTGCCCACCAGCCTACTGAAAAAGGTTTATGATAGCCCCAGTCAAAAGAGCGATATATGGTCCAATTAGGCGGAATTTCAAAAGGTTCTATCACATGAGTGTATAAGCCTGTGGCCTGCTGCTCTTTTGTGCCAACTCTAAAATCTTCAAAAAACATACCCTCAGCCACGTCCCATAAGCCATATAGAAACATTCGCTTTTGCTTTTCGGGCAAATTCTTCAACTGCTCAATATAATCGGGTTGTGATTCCATAAGCGCCGTGTTATCTGTCACAAGTGCCTGAATGAAAGAATAATCATCAGGGTTTTCATCAGGCATATAGTCTTTGTCGATAAATATTCTCTTGAAATAGTGATGTGAAGCTCCACCGGGGTTAGTGGTGAAATATATTCTTTTGGGAAAATCATTCGCACCACGCAAGCAAAGCCCTATTGTTTTAATTTGATATTCGCTTAGGTGGGTTGCCTCATCAATAAATATAACGTCATACTCTGTACCCTGGAATCTGTCGAGGTCCTTATCACGCTGACAATACATAAACTGTATTGTGCTGCCGTTAGGAAAATAAAAAATCTTTTCCTTATCAACATACTTCGCAACTCCGAACAGCATTGAACGCATTTCTCGAATGTGGTTGTTCATCAGTTCAGGAAACGACTGTCTGACAATCAATATTTTTATCCCGGCAAAAAAGCAAGCGAGAAGTATCGCCTTTATTCTTACAAACCAACTCTTTCCACCGCCACGTGCGCCACCGTAACCGATATATTTGTGCTTATCTTCTAAGGCGAGCTTTTGCTTTGGATTTACTTTTGAAAAATCGAGGTCAAGTGTTACTGCGCCCATTCTTTTTTACCCTCTATTATCTTAATTTCAACGTTCTTTTTATCCTCATCCTCTGTCAAATCATTAAGCTGTTTTATAGTGTCATTCATGGTGGAAATGGTGCTTGCAAAATCCTTTAACGCTCTTGTATCGAGTTTCTTAGTAGTCCTGACTGCCTCTGCGCCGCTTGATGTTCTGAGTATTTGCCTGTAAAGCTGGTCCGGGTCGTCAAGTGCTTTTTTAAGTTCAAAGGCAAGCCGGTCTGCCGCCTCAATTAAATTATTAAGTTTTTGCGATTTATTCTTAATTTCAGTCGTGCGTGCATTATGTAATGCAACTTGCGCCACGTTTGACCTATATTTATCACGTTTTTTTACCCAATTTTGCTTTTTTCCTACCGCCGATACCCTTGACGGCGCTATTTTGTGCTTGTTTGCAAGTGCTCTGTAAGACATTCCACCGCTTACATATTCATTTTCAAGCTCTTTCCAATCGACTTTGCTCACGTTCTCACCTCTTATTTACCTTATCATTTCAAAACGCTTCAATGTCACACCCATAAAGCAAAAAAATAAAGCCCCTGCCTCTCGGCAAGAGCTTATACGTTAGCTTATTCTTTTTCCTCGTGGACTTCATATATATTTTCCGCCTGCGTATCTTCAACACCGTGGCGTTTGAACATTTCTTTCCAGGCGTCGCCGTACATTTGCTTTAAAAGGCAGTAGCAAAATGCCTTAAAAGGATTGTTGACGTCTCCCTCTTTGAGCTTAACCCAAGTTGTTTTGCCGTCATTCCACTTAACCACAGTCTTATTATCCTTTGTCACGATAATATCTTTAACGCTGTAGGATTGAAGCATTTGGGCAAGCGCTTTGCTTGCTTGATTTTTCGCCATTTTAGCGTCAATTTCTGTAGCTTTGTCAAAGCCGTTTTGATATCCCTCTTGTTTCTTTTGTTCAATAAGTAAAGAAGTAGCAGCTACAGCCACGCCTAAAAGCGCAACAAAAACAGCCGCTAATAAAATAATAATAGCAGTTTTCATAAGATTACCTCATTTCTCGTATTTTTGATTTATAAGTTGATACATTTCGCAGTTTTTGCAACCGCTTATGCTGTTACAATAGGTGTTAAGCCATTTGTCGCCTCTCTGTACGCTTGGAAATCTAAGCACAATGCACCCTTTGCTTATTATTTTTTCGCATTTGATATACATTGCACCGCCTTTTTCCTTTTTCTGCGTTTGGTAAAAAGGACAACACGCTTTGACATCACGATATAAATTCGACATAGCTCAACTCCTTTTAATTCCGCTTTTTAAACAATATAGCAGTAACATAAGTATGGCCGTTATACTCATTTTCGCATACTTCAACACGCTCGTATATATAACCGGGGTATTTGTTCTCCCAAAACGCTCTGTCATCCTTGTATTTTGCAAGGCGGTTGACATATCTGTTAGTCACCATTCGCTTTTTTGTTCTTTCAATCGGCTTTTTTAGATTTTGAGTAGAAAACCAACGTTTCCTGCCCTTTGGGTCCTTTGACACATACTTAGCGGCGGTTTCAGGTCCGAAGACATCAGGGTTATATCGGTTTGCATTCACCCAACCAAATTTCCACATTTCCTCGGCTCTGTCCCTGCCGAAGCCACTATTATTCATAAAAATGTGAAAATGAATATTAACAAGCCCTGCATACTTGCCTGTCTTGTATGTTTTTTCTTCCATAATTACAACCGCCCTAAGTTCGGGGAGTTTATGCTTTCTGCGGTAATATCTCACACGGCGGATATAATTATAAGCGTCACGGTATGCTTTGTCTGAACTTTGCGGAGCATTTTCGGGCGAATACGTGCAATGTAAATAGATATCTCCTGTATCAAAATTAGCATTAATAAGCCTGATAAGCTTTTTTGTGGACTGCTTTGCATTATAAAGCGCCTGCTGCTCTGATGTGATTCTACTTTTTGGTGCTCTTTCAGCAAGAGGTCTGCCGCTGTCCGTGCAAGGGAAATAACTCACCTCTAACAATCTTCCACTTTTAATCTGCTTTTCCTTATTCACCTCTTATACTCCTTTCTTTATTTTCGTTCAGTAGTTAAGATACAATACAAGCTCGTAAGCCGGACTTGCACCGGCTTGAATTTTTGCTATATATAATATGTATATAGATATGGTGATTAGAGTTTTTTGAAATCGTATTTTCTAATTTCGCTTTCGTGCACCGCACCTATGGGTGTAGCTTCTGAAAGAGGAACAAGAACAATTCCGTTTGGTGTCGACTTTGCTTGATACAAATAAGCACCGCTTTTTGTTACGAGCTTAAATTTGTCGCCGTCCCTAATCTCGTTGCCTTTTTCTTCAATATATCCGTTTGCTAATCCTAAGCACATAACCTGTCTCCTATATCGCTTTTTTCACATAAATTTCCATAAAAATAATTATTGCGCTTGCCAAAATTAAAAACCATTTGGTGCAAGCTTTGAAATCTTTGCTCATTTTCTCACCGCCTATCCCACAAGCGGCTCATAAATATAATCATAAGCTGTGCCGTATTTCTGCTTTTCCGTTGCCACAAGCTTTTGATAATATTTGCTTTCCATAAACTGATTTTCAAACTTTTCCCTCAGCTCATCCGTCATATCATATTTGCCTATATTGTTTTTCTTTTTAAAAGCTTCCCACTTTTTCGTAACCATAGGATGATTTATATTTAGTCTGAACCCATAAGGGTTGTTGAAAGTATGAAGCATTTGGCTTTTCTGTTTTTCCGGGAACTCACTAAGTTTGTCCCATGCTGTTATGTAGTCCATTTAATCACTCCACAAAATCAGGTCTTTGGGTTGATAGTTCGCTGAGTTCAATATCTGCAGTCGATTGAAAACTGTTTTTATAAAATGCGACATAAAGACATAAGGTGTTATATTCTCTTGCACACTTTTCCTCAATGCCGCAACCTCTTACCAAAGCCGGATAATTGCCCACGGTAGGTCCTTTATATGCAAAAACTGCAATATCGGCTTTGCTTAGCTTTTTAATAGATTCACCTAAATACCATAACGGTTTAGCATTTGCCGGAGCACCTTTTATAAAACTGTCAATAATTTCAATATCATTTCCGTACTTTTCTTTAAGTGCTTCTTTAATCTTTCCTCTTATGATTTCAATTTCAAACTTTGAATAGCCTTTCATAGGCTGACTTATAAATATTTTCATTGTTTACTCCTTTTCGTTTATCACAAATTTCGCCATTAGTTATAGCCGAATACTCTTCAAGTTCTTTAAGTGTCATTACTTGCCTCCTGTCAATTGTCTGACAGTTTCATTTCTTATAAATTGTCGAAGTTTTCTAAAACAGCTCTCACACATATCAAGCCTTGTCCATTTGGGTGGGTCAGGCTCAAAAAATTGAGTAAGATAGTTATTACGGCGTTTGAATTTATATCTTTTCCTTGCATTCGTAATGTCTCTATGACATACATCACATTCAATTTCAATTATTTTTCGTTTCATTATTTTTTCACACTCCAATTTATTGCCTGTCCGCAATAGCGGCAATAATTAGGCTTATACTCACGCTTGTTCCAAACATTTACTATACGGTTTTTACATTCAGGACAGACAAGATTAAAATCAAAAAAAATCGCATTCTTACTTTAACGGCTTTTTAGGTATCTGCTTTTCAAGGGCTTCTATTGCAAGTTTTCTACAATGGTTTTCTGCAATTTTGTGATTTTCTACAAATATAAGATTTTGAAACATTTTTATTGCTTCTTTTACGCCTATTTTGTCAGTAATTTCTTTTTCTTTTTCATACATTGTTTTATTGTTCATTCTTTTACCTCCCTGATTCCAAAAACCACATATCCGTCTTTAAGACCCCAACCGTTAAGAACATAGGTTATTTCATATACTTTGTAGCTTATAGGATGCTTCATAAATGGGTCGCTTGGCTCATAAGGCTGAAAAACAACCCTGTCGCCTTTTTGATAACCTCGGTCATTTTCTCGAATTTCAAATCTCTTATCTCCTGATAAAACATCATCACAGAAATTCAAAAGAAGTTTGATTTTATGTGTTTTCATTTTTCGTCACCTCATTTCAAATACTCAGGTGTTTCAAAGCTCATTTGCAATGGGTTATCGCCGACCCACCACATCATTACATCTTCAGGAGTATTCCAACCTACCGAATTATCAAGCCCTGCTGCCTCTCTTGCTTTAAGCATTCGTCTGAACGCTCGCAAATAGTTATCTCGATACTTTGGGTAGCGTATAAAATCAGCTTTCATACCTTTACCGTTATGCATAGGGCAACCGATACATCCAATACGCTTCATTCCGCATTGATATAAAGGATTTGACTTACATCCATAGTGATGCAGAAATTCCCACACATCTTTATCAGTCCAATCAATGATAGGATTGATAAGCGTTGAGGTTGTCCTATAGCATCGTTCAACCATTCGGCGACTTTCGTCATTATCAATATTAAGTATCAAACCGCCTTTTGGTACTTGCTCATATTCCGCTTGCAATTCTTCTGCAAGTGCGATTGTCGATTTAGGCTTGCCTATAATCTTTACAACGCCACCATTTTGCTTTCTGCTTGCGCTTTCAGCCCAACGAACACCGGTTACCTTAACTCGACCTTTTCCACCTTTTTCTTTCAGTTCATCACAACAATAACGGATTAACCTTGTAGGTGGAATTTTCTTTTTCTCAATCAACTGCCACATTGAGTATTGAGGAGTGACAACTTGAACATTCGGGATTGACTTGATATATCGGACTGTTTCAGGTGCGTCAACGGTTGTAAGGTTATGTACTATATCGTGTTTTACTCCTGCAAGGTCAGCAAGAATACGAATGCAGTCGCTGTCTTTACCACCGCTGAAGCACAAATAATACGGTTCGTCCACAGGCTCAAATGCTTTTAAGCGTTCTATTGCCGTGTTTATTTTTGTTTGTAATTCGCTCATCAAATCACCTCATCCTGCTGCTACTGCGTTAAATTCTTTCATATTGTTGCACGATTTATCACAAAGCCATTTACAATTTGCCATAACAAGTGCTTTAGAAAACGGTGGCGGTACAGCATTGCCGCACCTCGCCACTTGCTTTGTCTTGTTATATTCCTTGCCGTTGCAGTCCTTATCAATGATGTAATCATCCGGGAAGCCCTGCGCCTTGTATAATTCTTTCGGCTGTAGCATTCGCAAGCCTATATCGGATATAAAATACTCAACTCCGTTAATGCAGAAAATAAGCACCTGATTAGCCGATATATTCCAATCTGTGTAGGTGTTGAGCAACTCTCTTATCTCGTTCCAATGTCCGAGGTTTTTACTATCGTATTCTCTCAAATAAACATCCGT